TCGCGCCCACTCCGGACTTGCCCGCCGCGAATTCGGCGGCGGTTTTTCCCGCCGCCGTTGCCACGCCCGCGATCGGTACGGTGATCGCTTTCGTTAGGGTTGATCCAACGCTTGTAATTGTCTTGCCCGCGCTCTGTATTTGTTTCCCGGCTTTTATTGCCTCGTTTCCCATGCTGCGCATACTGTTTATCACTTCTTTAGACGGCTTTGTAAAACCGTCTATAAACTGTATTGCTGTACTTATTACCCTGCCCACATCAACCACCTCCTCCGAAGGCTTTTTCTATTTCTTTGTTTCTTTCCTCTTTGTCGCGCAATTCCTGCCGCATATACGCTCGCGCTATGCGTTTCTGTCCTTCCGGCAGGTTCATGTATTCAAATGGTTTCCAATTTTTAAAGCGATAGTGCAGGTAATCCATTTGTACCTCCCTATCGCTTTTGATTAGTTTTTTACTTCTTTGTCTGTTTTTTCTTCATCATCGAAACCGCTTAACTTTGCGATTTCTGTTGAAATTCTGTTGATCTCGCCTTTAAAAATCTTTTTTGCCGCGTCCGCAGGTGTAGCAACCCCTAAATGCTTTAAAAGTTCCTCATTTTTTAAATTTGGATCGACAATTCCGGCTGCTGCAATTTTGGCATTTGTACTAAATGCCCTGCCGTAATCAACCTCCCCTTCCTCGTCTAATCCACTTGCTGACAATCCACCGAAAAGATCGCCGTCTACTGCCTGTATTGTTACTTCCGCATCTTCTCCAACAATTTTAGATAACTGTTTGCTCTTTAACTTCTTTGTTTCGATCTTGTCAAATTCGCCCTTGTCAACTGCTAATAATTTCTCTACTAAATTCATGGTTATTTTCTCCTTTACATGAAAATAGGGCGCATCATGCGCCCCCTAATTGTTGTTTTAATTAAATTGTCTGCATCGGTTCCCAATCTTGGAACGTAAAACCGTAACTTTCCTCCCCGGTCTTTCCCGCCTCCCAATCTGATAAGATCATCTTATCAATCACACAACCGTAATATGCTACACGCTCCGCGCCGATCGCGTCCGGATCGTTCACATTAGAAATAATTGTGTGTGTCGGTGTCTTTCCTGCCTTTACAATTTTATTAACTTTGTTCATTACAAAGCTGTTGATTTTGTGTAACTTTAATTCGCCCTTCGGTTCTAATCCTGTTACTTTCTGACCGTCTACCAAATTCTGACACTGTGAAATCGCCGTTTTCTTTAATGTTACCTCTGCTTTGCAGGCTGTGACCTGTGCTAAATATTCGCCGTCAAACCATACCTCGCCCCATGTTCCATTTATAACCTGCTCCGGTCTAAAACCTTTCATGTTCTTTTACCTTTCCTTTCTGCCTTAGATGTAAATAGGCATTTTAATATCTTCGATCGCATCTAATACTTTTACATTTCCGGTTAAAAATACAAATGCGGCGGTGTCTGCTGTTATAATTTCCTCGTCGCTACATTCGTCAACGTCCTTTACGGTTCCGTCGTCAAGCGTTGCCTGCAGCCCTTTTCCTTTTAAATATTCTCTGATTGCGTCCGCATCTAATCTAACCGAATAACTACTTACAATACCGTCACGCTGCAACTGTGCAAAATAACTACTAATCGCCGATAACAGCAGGCATTTATTAGAATATGAATTTGCGTATTTTCCTAAATAACTATCCTGTGCCGTTTTGGTAATATCGTCGTTTATCATATCCATAGCCTCGACGATCTTAATTTTCTTGAAACTGTCGCCTTTGCCGTCTATTGTTGTTACGAAACTATTAACGCCTCTTACAACTTTTACCTTCTCGCCGTCATAGAAAATAATAAATTCCCCTTTGTCTACCGGTGTATCAATATCAGTAAGCCGCGTACAATCCGATAATTCAGAAAGCGGCGCATATGTGCAGGCGATCGTCATAGGTGTACCTGCGATTAGCCCGGCAATTCTCGCGCAATACTGTTCTGCTGTGTATTTCGTATCAACTGTTGTTTTTGTTCCATTCTTCGCGGTTACGGTTTCCGTTTTTACTGCCGTTTCCGTTGTGTAGTTGATAATGCCTTCGTTATCTGCCGCCGTATTTGGTAATACCGCTTTGATCTTCTTTTTCTTAACGTCGCGCATGGTTTTAACCCATGTTGCAACATCCTGTGCCTTCTGATCGGTTTCAACTGTCGGAATAGCCAAATAATTAAATTTGATTGTTTCCGATGCTTCCATAGCCTTTTTATAGCCCGCGTCGATCGCCGCTTTTTCTGCGTCGTCTGCAATTCCCATGCAATACACAATTACCTTCTTCGGGGCGTTTGTGTAGCCAATCATTGCAAGTTTGATCTGTTCTACCGTTGCATCTTTTAAGCTGTCCGGTATGTCTTTCTCTGTTACAACCGTAACCGGATTTACCACCGGTGCTGCTAATGTGTCTTTTACCCATAACATCACGATCCCGCGCTCGCCTCTTGTTACTGCTGTCATTGCTTTTTCTATAAAGCTAATTGTTATACTTGGTGCGCCCATTTTAAACCTCCTTAACCTTGCGTTACTTTTACGCCTAATCCTTCCGCTATCGGCGCGGTTTCTTCTCTCTGCGTGTTTTCCTTGTAATCAATTTGGATATTTATTTGTAAAATATCTTGATACTCGCCGATGTAATCATGCGTAAATTCTCCAACTGTCAATTTTCGATTTTCAACAAAAAAAATCAGCCCGAAAAGGTCTTTTATTTCGTCTACCTTTTCAAGCTGATCTAATTCGTTCTTTTCCTTTTGGAAATATGTTATTTTAACTGTAAAACCGCCTTTTGCAAAATTTTTTGTTTCTGTGCTGCTGCCTCGATCTAAAATTTCCGTAAAGAAACAAGGGGCGACGTACCCCTCTTTTATTTCTTTTCCGTAAATTCTGTAATTGGGCGGCGCATATTTTTTGCTTAAAAGTTCGTTTATTGCTTTTTTTATATCTACGTTTTTAATTCAAATCGCCCTCCTTTAAAATTTCGTCTATCATTTCTTCAAACCGTTGCGGTACTATGTCCTCGTACTCGTTTCTTGTTTTTTCCATGATATGTTTACCGGGAACAAAACCAACGATCCTGCCGCCCCTTACAAGGTTATGACCGTTTTCTATTAAATGAAAATGCCTTGCGCTATTCCACACTAAAGCCGTTGCGCCTACATTTTCCTCTATAACTTTTGTTCCCCATTTTCTTTTAATCGCTTTGTTTTTTTCGCTGCCGGTTCTCTCATGCGGCTTTAATTCTGAATTGGCGCGCTTTTTTGCAGCGTTTTTAAAATCTTTTCCAATTCCTTTTAGTGTTTCTTTTGCTTTCTCCGGTGCCGTCTGAATTGCTTTCGTTAAATCTCTTTCCAATTCCTCTAAGCCCTCGATCTCAAAATCAAGCCCTGCCGCCATAGCATCGCCTCCAAAACAAAAAGCTACCGCATTGCTGCGATAGCCTTCTTGTTATTGTATTTCCTCGATGCTGCCATTATCCATATTAACAGAATACTCTTTTAGTAATGTTCCGCTAAATAACAATTTTGCATCGTGTTCCTCTCCGTCCACATAATCGTATATGCTTACGTCTAGCGTGTTGCCTATGACAGATATTTTTGTTGTTGTTTTGTAGTTAAAGTTTACGATTGCATGAATTTCTTTATCGTCTTTGAAATATTCCTTATAATAGCTTAACGCATATTCTTGAATATCTATATTTTCCGCAATCGTTGAAATTCTCCAATTCCCAGTAACATCGTTTCGCACATCTGAAACGCTAAAATACGCGCCTATATCATCAATGTTTTTTCCCGCTGCCGGTTCCTCTGCCTTTTCTGTCGGCTCCTGCTCTACCGTTTCCGGTTCTGTTGTTTCTGTTTCCGTTATTTCCGGTTGTGCCGTTTCTGTTGTTGTCTTTAACTTTGGCGTGGTTGTTTCTACTTTCGTTTCCGGTTCCTTTTGCTCGTCTGAATTGTCTTTCGGTATCAGTAACCCGATAAAAACAATTATAATTAGCCAAAACCACCACTTTTTCCATATTTTCTTAGAAGGGTTTACCCCCCCCCCACACCTTTGTTCGGCTTTTTGGTTTGTGGCCGTGTGTG